AGACTTGAAGTTCTTGGTGCCACAGGTCAAGTAAGAATCGCTGCTAATCCTTCTGGTTGGAGTGCTGCACCATGTTTGATTGCGGCTTATAACGGTGATGGATTTATTCAAACTAGACATATTCGTGGTAAAGATACATCAGGAACAGGCACGGATAATCTGTATGTTAACTGGGACGGTCTGGCTGATCTATGGAATGGACGTCATATCTACAGCTATAATCATTATGACCGAAACGATACTGCTTTTTATCTAGATGCTAACGATGTAAGTAGACTATTAATCGCTAACATAAATTATCTTCGTGGATCAAGAACAATCAATTCTGCTTACAATAGTAGTAATACACTTCTAGAAACTCCAGCAGGTATTGAAATTGATGCTGGTAAGTTTATTAGATTTACTAATGGCGTAGCGCCATTCGCTCTATATAGAACAAGCGGAGATATGCCGGCTCCTTATGGTATTGGTTGGGGCAACGGAGGCGAGTCATCTGGTATTTTCCAAAGATTGGCATCAAATGGTGGTTCATTCGGTGAAATGATATTTTTTACCTCAAACGATGGTGCAGGATCATTCGCATTTAGAAGAGGAACATGGGAAGGCACATCTTTCCAACCAAGCGGTTCAAATCATTACGGAACGTTGCTTGCTTCTATTGACTGGGGTGGAAACTTTGTTGCCATAGGTAATATTACCGCATATTTTTCTGATAAGAGACTTAAAACAGATATAAAACCCATTAGTAACGCTATAGAAAAGATTAAGGCCATCAGTGGTATCACATATCGTAACAATGAACTGGCTAAATCGTTTGGTTATAAAGATGAAGAGGAACAAGTCGGTGTGTTGGCACAAGATGTAGAAAAAGTTATGCCACAAGTCGTTAAACTTGCTCCTTTTGATTGTGATAATACTGAATCAAATAGACCAAGAGTGTCTAAGACAGGTGAAAATTATAAGACGGTTATGTATGATAAACTTGTGCCTTTATTGATCGAGGCAATCAAAGAACAACAGGCACAAATTGACGAACTAAAGCGTCGATTAGAAAACAACTAAATAGTCATGTCCATAAGGCAAGGAGAAAAATTATGGCGATCATATATACTTGGAAAGTTACAGGTCTAAAGACCTCCTCAGTTCAAGGCACTGACAATGTTATTGTTCAGACCTACTGGGAAAAGATTGGTAAAGAGAATGGTGTTGAAGGTAAGTTCTCAGGCGCTACTCCTTTCGATCCCGCTGCAATGCCAGCAGGCACAACCTTTACTCCATTTGAGAGACTAACTGAAGATACTGTCCTGGAGTGGATCAAGGCAGTTGTCGTAGGAAACTACGAGGAACATGTCAATGGCGAAATTGCCAGACAGATTAACGAAAAGAGAAATCCTGTAGTAGACGCAACTCTACCATGGGCACCAGCAGCTAATACTAACTAAGGAGTGAGCATATTATGGAAAATACCATCAAGATTGAAGTGAACCTAAATCAGCTAAACGTAATTCTAGCAGGTCTTGCCAAGCTACCTCTAGAAGCAAGTCTAGAGACTTTTACGATTGTTCGCCAGCAGGCCGATCAACAGGTCCAGCAGAATCGTCCAGAAGGTCCTCTTGCTGACAAAGTAGTAAACTAATAACAAAGGATGCCTAATGTCTCAAACTAAACCTGCCAATAGGGAAGAACTAAAAGACTTCTGTTTAAGACAGTTGGGCTATCCTGTTATGCAAATAAACGTTGATGATGTCCAAGTAGAAGACGCCGTGGAACTCGCTCTAGAGTTTTGGAACGAGTTCCACTTCAACGGCACCGAACGAACATATGTAAAGCATCAGGTTACCAATACAGACAAGGTCAACCGTTACGTTACTGTTTCCGACTCTCTTATTGGTGCTACCAGAGTATTCAAGGTCGGTCAGAATAAGATGGCCATGAATATGTTCGATCTTAGATATCAGCTTCGTCTAAACGATCTATGGGACTTGTCATCCACGTCCTATGTCAATTATTCTCTCACAATGCAGCATCTCCAGACGCTTGATCTAATCTTTACAGGCGAGACTCCAATCCGCTTCAATAGAATTACAGACAAGCTATACATCGATTGGGACTGGGATACTGATATCAATGATGGCGAGTTTATCATCATTGAAGGCTTTGTCATCACCGATCCTACCACATACACACAGGTATGGAATGACCGTATGCTGAAAAAGCTAACCACAGCTTATGTCAAGCGCCAGTGGGGTCAGAACATGTCCAAGTTTGACAAGATGCAGCTACCAGGCGGTGTAACAATGCGTGGTGCTGATATCTATGCGGAGGCAATGACCGAGATTGCACAGATAGAAGAACAAATCAGAAATACTTACGAAGCCCCTCCTGGATTTTTGGTAGGTTAGTATGCCTGTAAACGGATACTTCAATAACTTTCCATCACAAAACAGAATGAACAATGAGCATATGCTCATGGAGGATGTTATTGTCGAATCAATCCAGATTATGGGCCATAACATTTATTACATTCCTCGTGAGTCCATCGACAATATGGACATGATCTTTGGCGAAACACCTAAGGTCAAACTCGAACACGCTTATCTTATCGAAGCATATCTAAACAATGTTACAGGATTTGAAGGTGACAACGATTTCTTTTCCAAGTTTGGACTAGAGATTAGAGATACATCTTCTTTTGTTCTATCTCGCCGAGCATTTAACAAGATTATACCATCTTCACTAAGAGCAAGGCCACAAGAAGGAGACTTGCTTTATGTGCCTGTTCTCCATAAGATGTTTGAGATTAAGTTCATTGAACAGGAACTAATGTTTCACTCACTAGGCAAAAAACTACCTTTTGTCTACGAAAAGCGTTGTGAAGCCTTCCGTTACAGCCAAGAAGAGATTGATACTGGTATTACCGAGATTGATCAGGTCGAGGAAGAAAATGCTTATACTATTAAGCTAAGACTAAGCACATCTGGCACTGGTAACTACCATGATAACGAGGTTGTATATCAGAGTCCAAACGGTAACTGGAACGCTGTCACAGCCTCAGGTGAGGTCAAAGAGTGGTTCAAGTCTAACGGCACGATGCTCGTTTATAATATTGAAGGAAACTTCCAGAATAATGCACCGCTCTATGGTAATACATCTGGCGCAGTCTATAACACACAGACCACAGATAAGATGACAGACTATGTGGATAGAGACCTATTTGATAATCAGGACTTTAATGAAGGCGCTACCCTGATCCTTGATCTATCAGAAATCAATCCATTCGGGGTGCCATAATGTTACAGAACGGACCTTTCTACCACCAACTAACCAGAAAAGCAGTCATTCTATTTGGTAGATTGTTTGACGATATCTATTTGGTTCGCAAGAATAATCAGACAGGAAAAGAAACGCAGAGATTTCTAGTTCCCATCATCTATGCACCAAAAGAAAAGATGGTCACCCGTGTTCTATCTGATCCCGATCTACTAAGACAGGTTCAAACTATTCTACCTAGAATGAGTTTTGAGATTACTGGCATTTCATATGACTCTGCCAGAAAGCAAAACTCCATGCTTAAATCAGCAAAGGCAAATACAGCTACCCGTGCGTCGTCCATGTATATGGGTGTACCATATGATATCACTTTCTCGCTAAACATCTATGCTCGTAACATTGACGATGGCACTCAGATTGTAGAACAAATTCTACCGTTCTTTAATCCAGATTTTACAGTCACCACGAATATGATTCCTGATCTAGGATTTCTTAAGGACGTTCCTGTTATTCTAAATAGTGTAGGAAATGATATCACATATGAGGGCAACTACGACTCGGTAAGATATGTAAATTGGACTCTTACATTCACCATGAAAACATACTACTATGGTCCAATCTCATATCCAAAGATCATTCGCACCGTTTATGCCAATCTTTGGAACGACGAAAATCTCAAGTCGGCATATATTACAAGACTAAACGTGGCAAATGCTAACGGTGTGTTTAAGGCAGACGATTTCGTTTACCAAGGTCCGAGTTACAGAGATGCCACCGCATATGGTATCGTAATAAATTACAGCGCCAATACAGGCAGACTTGTGTTAGGTGCTACTCAAGGACAGTTTAGGGTAAACAATACCATTCGTGCCGTATCAACTAACGGTGTTTGTCAGATCCAGTCTTTCGAACTTACACCGCAGCTATTTGCCGAGATTAAGATTGAACCAGATCCAATTACGGCAGAACCTGGCGACGATTACGGTTACGACATAACTATCACAGAAACGACTTATGACAATGTTTCATATGATATCGTTTACTCTTCGGACTCATTGACCATTAGTTCGGATAATATGACAGTTTCATCAGACAACATAGAGTAAGGAAAAATGGCAAGACAATTTATCGACATAGGAACAATAGGAAACGATGGAACTGGTGATAAGTTAAGAATTGCCTTTAACAAAGTCAATCAGAACTTTGGCGAAGTCTATGCTGACGGTGCAAACACAAGCGGAAAAGTTAACACTCTATTTCAGGTAGCTAATGCCGCTTTCAATCTAGCAAACACATCCGATGCTACCACATTTGCTCTAGCCAATGGCGCATTCGATAAAGCTAACGCTGCAAACGTCTTGGCTTTCAATACAGGCATCGGCGCTAATAACTATTCTGGCGCTATGGCTAATTCAGTCAACGCTTATACATTCTCAACATATGCAACTCTTACAACAGTCGCCACAAACGCACTAGCAGCAAATAACTATGCTGGCTTCATGGCCAATGGCTCAAATGCTTGGGCTTGCACAGTCGCCGCATCTGCTAATAGTTTTGCTGGCTCGATGGCAAATAGCGCCAATGCTTTTGCTCGAACACTAGCTAACTCATCCAATAACTACGCTGGTGTTATGGCAAATGCTGCCAATGTTTATGCAGACACAATTGTTGCATCGTCTCTAGCAACTGCCAGAGCATACACAAACACATCTACTGCCGCTGCCAATAGTGTGGCCTCTGACACATATTCTACCAAAGTTTATACTAATACAAGCATTAGCGCCGCAAACAACTTTGCTGGTGTCATGGCAAATTCTGCCAATGCCTATACTGTATCGGTAGGTATTTCTGGAAATGCTTATGCTAATCTAGTTGGTCTTTCAGCTAATAACTTTGCAGGAGCTATGTCAAATAGTGCCAATGCTTTTGCAAGTGCATCGGCAGTTAGTGCCAACAATCGTGCAGGAGTCATGGCAAACAGCGTCAACGCTTATGTCATTACTGTAGGAACTGCTGCCAATAATTATGCTGGAGCAATGGTCAATGCTTCCAACTCCTATGCGGATTCAGTCGGTCTTTCAGTAAGCAATCTAGCCTACGACTTGTCGAATGTTGCTATTAGTAATGCCGCAACTGCCCTAGGCCTTGCAAATCTCGCACTAACAACTGCCAATAATATTAACACATATTCCAACCTAACATACGTAAAAGTATCAGGTGGCAGCATTTCTGGTGATTTGATTGTTCAAGGCAATCTAACAACCATTGGCACTGTAACATATGTTAATACACAAGAGCTACTTGTAAGTGATAACATCATCACCCTCAATAGTGATCTTTCTTCTAATGTTGATCCTACAGAGAGTGCTGGTATTGAGATTAATAGAGGCAATGTTGCTAACGTTTCTATTCTCTGGAATGAAAGCGTTGATAGATGGACTCTAACAA